TTGACTTAACTGAAATGATTTAATTTTATGAATAGAAATTTTTTATTTACATCGAACGATGGGAAATTTATTTCTAACTCAGTAGCAAGTGCCGATCAATCCGATCATAATAAAATAGCAGTATGGAGTACTAAGAAAGTAGAAGATCTCCTTCATAAAGCAGAAATTGGAGAATTAGAAATTAGGGGTCTTAAGAATACTCCATTTAAAGAAAACAATCCGGCCTTAAAGAAACCGTTCTTAGTATTTGAATATACTCCCGAAGAATTAGAAGAATATAGAAAATGTAAGGCGAACCCTCTTTACTTTGCAAATACTTATGCACACTCGATGACACCTAATGGAATACAACAGATAACACTTAGGGATTATCAAGAGGAAATACTGGGTTCATTTAAGAATAATTTTAAGAATATTTTAATGGCAAGTAGACAGATAGGAAAATCGGTAATATCAGGTATTTTCATAGTATGGTTTTTACTATTCCATGCAGATAAAAATGCTCTTGTTGTTGCTGATAATGCGACTACTACCAAAGAAATAATAGATAAGATGAAGACCGTCATCGAACATTTACCGTTCTTTTTAAAGCCTGGAATGGTATCCAATAACGTCATGTCAATGAATTTAGATAACGGTAGTCGACTTATCGGTAGAACGACAACCAAAAAAACAGGGATCGGCTTCACCATCAATCTATTGTACATCGATGAATTCGCGCATATCGATGATTCATACCTAAGATATTTCTATAGAAGTATCTATCCAACCATTACAGAAGACCCAGAAGCAAGGATCATAATTACATCTACGCCGAACGGACAGAACATGTTCTGGGAAATGTACATGAATGCAGTGGAAGGAAATAGCGGATATACCGCTTTACGTGTCGATTGGTGGCAAGTTGAAGGAAGAGACGATGAATGGAGACGCGCCGTTATTGCAGAACTGGGATCCGTCGAAGACTTTAATCAGGAATACGGAATTCAATTCTTCTCAGCAGATACTCTTTTACTTANCTCGAAAAGATCTTGAAAAAGATGATGCTATTGAAGACAAAGTATACTAAACTTAATTTCGCTCTTTCAGAAGAGATGGATTACATTAACGAGTTCTTATCATTCCACCCTAAATTCGCTAAGATGGATTTAACTGAAATAAGAAATGATAAGAGCAATTATATATTTTCTATAGATACAGCAGATGGTGTCGGTAGAGATTATTCAGTCATAAACATATTTAAAATAATTCCGTTATCGATAGNTGTTTTATTAAAGAATAGAGATCACGTAAAGAATGAATTAGATATGTTCTCATTAGTTCAGGTCGGTCAGTTTAGAACAAATGAGATTAACCTAAACTCGTTTTCTAAAGTTGTTGAGTATATAGCATACGATATTTTTAATCCAGAAAAAGTAAGGATCGTTCTTGAAATGAATTACAAAGGTGAGATCGTTAAAAATAGGTTGGAGAAAAATTCCAAGTATTGGATCGGGCAAATTGTATCTAGCAAACATACGGGCCTTGCCGAGAATGCAGAAACCGAAAAGAAATTCATCAAATTCAAACCTGGACTTAAATTAAATCCGGCGAATAAAATCAAGTATTGTGAACGATTCAGATATTACCTATCCATAAATAAGATAATACCGAACGCTAATATGACGGTTATGGAATTGGGTGCATTCGGAAAGACAAAGAGCGGAACTTCATATAGAAGTCAAACTGGACATGACGATCTGTCGATGACTTGCGTCAATGCTTCTTCATTCTTCAGCTCTCCTCAATTCTATGAGATATGTTCGGAAATGTACGATGAACTAGATCCTCACTATAAACAAAGATTCTTGTCTGAGATTTTAGATATTAATTCGACAGTAGAAAATAAAAGACTATTTAATCCCAAAGATGTTCAGGCTCTTAATGAAACATTTGCTAAGGGGTCACAACATAACTCTCAAAACAGAAATAGCGTATTCGATTTAGATACTCTTCGTAGAATTAGAGAAGCCGCTGAAAACTTTAGGAAAAGCTAATAGTATAAAATGGTATTAAAAAATAGTAACTGTGATAATGCAACGATTAAAACTTGAATTTAATGGGTCAGACTTTTCTATAGATGATGTAATTATTTCGCATCGATTGGAGATCTGTGATAGGATAATGACTGCTGTTAAAGAAGGAATATCTAAAAACTTAGATTCAGTTCATATTGTTGATATAAAAGTTAACAATACGTTATACGCAGTAGAAAANCGTCGAGAGACATGGGTATCTTCNCTTAAGAGGTGTATCAGCCATTACGAAAATGCTGAACTTTATGAAAAGTGTGCGAGCTGTGTAAAATTAATTGAGGAAACTGAAAACTTTTTAATTAAGGCATAGTAAAAAATAGAAATTAGATAACCTAAATTCGCAAAAATTTAGTATATATATTACACCTTGTGAGAGAGGTGACGCAACCAAGTTTTTTATGAGTAAAGCATTCGATGAAATTAATCGGGTAACTAACGCCCGAATCCAAGAGTTAGCTGAAATAATTGTAAACGGTAAGCACTCAGAAAAGGATAAAACCGAGTTAGTAGAGCTCCTTCAACCCAAATTAAAGTATTTCATTTGGCAGTTCTTCAAGGACACTAATAATACTGAACATGTTCTCCAAGAGACTCTCTGGAAACTATTTAAGGGAATAGATAAGTATGTGCCTGCGAAGGGCAAATTTACAACATGGTCATTTAATATCGCGAAGAACGAATCGCTGCTTCATCAGTACAACGAAAGAAAAGTCTATAAGGTAGATATCGACTCTGTATTTTACAAGATCGATAAAGAAGATACTTCAATAAAAGATCAGGAGAATCAGAAAGAAATTCATAAAATTTATACTATGACAGTTAATGAAATTCTTACTCTTCCAGACTTAGATAAGAAAGGTCAGAAAAATATTGAGAAAATGATTCTCATAGAATCATTTGTAAATAGAATGAAGGGTGAAGATATTTCTAAAAAGTATGACTTAAACCTAAATACGGTAAAGACGAAGAAACGAAAAGCCATAAGCAGGGTAAGACAAACGATTATCGACAAAAATCCTGAGATAGAATCTCGATTAAAAGAAGTATTAGGATGCGTCGATAAAAAAGTAATAAACCAGTAGTTATGTAATTATTACAAAGGAATATGTACTGTCGAAGGTAGAGGAGATTTAATAAAGATTTAGTAAGAAATTCAATTCATTGCTTTAGCATGGGTTGGTAGTTCACGAAACTATTTCTCCTCGTATTATATAAGATCAAAAAATTACTGACTCATGTTAAAATACCTTAACCCGATATTTGCAATTAAGATATTAATCAATACGGCCAGTGAATTTCGGCATTGGCTTTATTACTGTAAAACTGTAAATCGATTAAATAAATCGGGTATTTTAACCAAGTACGGTCTTAAAAATGGATTATGCCAGGAGGATATATTATGGTATCGACCTTCAACCCGAAGTTCTTTTGTATGAAGACGGACCGGTAGAAGAATTTGAAAAGACTTTTGTTGTTAACTCATTAAGTAAACTTAATGATCTTTTCATTAAAGCAGGTTTACTCGAGATTATGGAAACTGAAGTTGACCGTATTTATACTACAAGGCAGTACGGTTATATCGTATGGTTAAAATTCAAACATATCCATTTCACATTAGGTAACTTATTTTATCTTACTATATATAGTGTGGTAAGCACGTTGTTATTAATGTTCTTCATCCATGGTATGGGTAATGAATGGATACAAACTGCTCTGAATGTTATCCTCAGCTTGTTCTAAAAATAAATAACTCTATAAAAAACTCATTGAATAATGGCAGAAAAGAAAGTTAATGCCAATGAGACGAAGAATAAATTCGGTGAATTTGTCGGAACTCACATTTGGAAGATTATGACCGTTGTTTTTTTCTTTCTTTTTTTAGGAAAGGGATGTACCAATAATAAAATTTCAGATCTAAATGATGAATTTAAAGCCAATAAGACTGAATTAGTAAAATACATAGATGCAGCACAGAAAACAACAGATAGCGCAATAACAACTAAGGAAGTTAAAGATATTGTAGAAAAGGTTATGCTAGATTTTCTTATCTATGAAGATGACCTCGATAAAGGTAAAATCAGTCTATCCGAAGTAAAAGATAAGATCGAAGCCAATGACATGGATTAAAATAAAAGCACTTTTTAGTAATAGGAATAAAATAATACGTAACACGTTTATTATTCCTATAATTTCAGTTATGATTATTTCCATAGCGCATGTTGTTAGTTGGTATGACTTAGCTAATCCGTTAAGTTGGGCGATTTATCTATCGGTTGCTGTAGAAATTGCAGCAATGGCAGCAATAGCCGCGGCTACCGTAAGAATGAAGGGATCGACTGTGTGGTTTGTATTCGGTATCGTTACCTTTATTCAATTCATAGGAAATATCTTCTTTTCATATAAGGACATAGACCCGGCGAATCCTAGTTTTTTAGCTTGGATAGAAATGACAGAACCTGTATTCGAAGCAATCGGAACTCACGCAGATGATATCATTGCGCATAAACGGTGGCTAGCTTTATTAGAAGGAGCATTTCTTCCTTTAATTTCATTGACGTGTTTACATTTCTTTATGAAATTCAATGATAATCTTATAATGGAAGAAGATGAAAATTCAGAGATCAAAGAGTCTGACTGCTTACCATTAGAAGAAGAGAGTAAATCGGATACTCCCATTATAAGTGAAGAATCTGATACTACTGAACATTCTGATTATTTAGCAGAGGAAGCTCCTCTCACTCCAACAACAGAAGAGCTTGATGAACTGTTAAATGAGGTAAATAAAGAAAAGGTCGGTAATGAACGTGTTCCTAAAAGAGAATATCCTAATCGACAAACCAGAAAATCTTCTAAATCTGATAATTCTTTAGATAAATTGGATGAATTTGATAATTCTGATGGACTCACCGGCCCTCGTATTGAAAGAAATAAATTAACTAAAAATAATAATGAATAATGCCAACATCAGCAGAAGATAGCAATGTGTGTGGATGTTTACGGGATTTCTGTGATAACTTTCCATCACGACCAAAATTAACTTTAGAAAATGAGTGTTTTGATATCTCTGCGGGATCAGACACATTAACTTCATTTTGTAAATTAGCAAAATTTGCATATCCTGCAGATGGATATGCAAATTTTTCTAGAGATATCGGTCCTTCCGGAGGCACAGGCTTTTGTACAGGAACTTTCGTTTTATTCGATAATAAAGTTACATCGTTCTCACCAGGAGATGAACTTAATCCAGACTGTACATACGCAAGAGGAGTCGTATTATTAATTGATTATCCTGAACAAGATTTAAATGGAGAAGATTTAAAAATAGTTGATCAAAAAGCCAGACTGCTAATTTATGATGATGCAGGAAATGTAAGTAACATACCGATTCATACTATCTTTTCCATCTTTACGAACCCTGAATCTGTTGAGCCATCTGATTTAATAAATAAGATAGAGGTCGTTAATCCTAATGTTAACTATATAATTACAGTGAAAGCTTTGGTTATATATACGAAGACTAACGGCGAAGGATAAAAAGTTGTAATATCATGAACGTTAACATTCCATCAGAATTATTAACACTCGTAGCGGGTATAAACTATACACCTACAAAAAGAAGGTCTGACGATAAAAGACGATCTAACGGTACTGGTGATAATACTTCAATAGGAGGTTATAATATTGGGGCTGACGCTCAGCAAGGATATGCATTAGGCCCAATATTCAGAATTAATTTTGTTGATCTTACGGCAGTCGTGACAGCAACGCATATCAAGATATGGGGTATTAAACATATTGACAATACTGCACCAGAATATCCATTGGCGTGGTTTACAGCTAACCCAACACTTGATGTATATCTACAAAAATTCGAATTTACGGATGGTGCTGGAGCAGTTATTGATGAATCGGGAAATAA